ACCAGCGCCACGCCAAGGTACGGACGGCAGACCGTTGCCGCGTCCGGTTCGTTCGACGTTGCCGGCACCGCAGCGTCGTTCGTGTACAACCGGATCGTAGTTGCGAGCTCGGGCACGTTCGCGATTACAGGCACGAGCGTGGACCTACAGCGCAGCCGGTTCGTTACCGCCAGTAGCGGTTCATTTGTCGTCACCGGGGCGTCAGTCACTGTGCTCCATGGACGAGCAATCGCCGCATCGAGCGGCGCGTACGATGTGTCGGGTACCAATACCGATCTGCAGTTTGATCGTATCTTCGCCGCCGACTCTGGCTCGTATACCATTACCGGCACCGCAGCAACGCTCTATGAATTCACGCCGCCCCCGCGCGGTCGTAAGCACGAGAGAACCTTCGCCCCGCTGCGCGCGAGAAGCCTGGCACCGCGCTGGTCACGCGTCAGACGCCAGTAGCTATCGCCTGGAGATCGAACCGGCGACAATCGCAGTGGCCGCGCCGGTCTCGTTACGCACGGGCACGCGCGAGACGATGCGCAGCAGGGAGTCCAGTTGCTCTTGGTACGTCTTGCGTGACAGCTGCACGGCATCCGCCGAACTGCCGCCAGCCAGGAACTTCGCGTACTCACCGAGCGCGACCATCTTGTAGCGCACGAGCTCGTCGACTACCTCGGACTCCGCTAGCCCGGACGCCGCAAGATCGATCTTGCGGACATCCAACTTGACGCCGCGATACGCCTCGTCGATGAGTGCGCGCCCCTGTGTGTTGCGGTGGTCTGCGGGCAGGCTGTCGAGCCAGCCGGGTAGCATCGCCTCGATATCCTGCGGGCGGACGCCGTGTGCGCCAGCGTAGCGGACGAGATTGAAGTAGGAATCGGCGACGTACGTAACGCTGTTAACGACGTAGACCCAGCGGACCCGATACATCGGATTTGGACCGACGACATCAGTGGTCAGGTTGGTCTCATCGGAGACCCACGTGCTATCGATGGTCGCATGGATGCGCGTGGACTGGACCGTATCGGATGCGGCGTAGGCGTTGTGTAGCGGGTGCTGTGCGGTCAGCGAGTTGGCAGAATCGATCTCTGCAACTGTAAACCACTCCTTAAAACCATCAGCACCCGTGACCAGGTACGTACGGCCAATGACCGCGTTAGTCGTAGCCGTAACGTAGAGGACGCGCGGATCGGTTTGCCCCCAGCCTGACGCGGCGTCGATGGTGGTGGACGGTCCGGTTTCGACAGAGCCCGAGCCGGCCGCACTCTCTGCCGTGTCGTCGTCAGAAACGTCCCAACGGAAGATCGTGACGGACGTGACCGAGGAGGGGCGACCCTCGGGCGCGTCGAATACGAGCGTCTGCCCGGTGACGCCAAAGACGATATCCTGGACCGTGCGCATCAGCGCCACTGCCCCATGAACGCAGTCGAGCGGTCACAGACCCACTCGGCGCCAGCGGTGACCGCCTTGTCGCGGTCGTGGCCCTTGAGTCGAGAGAACGGCAACTCGCGGCCGAGTGCGTCCTTGTAGTCTCGACGTGCGTTGGCGGCGAATCCGATCGCGACGAGCTCGGCGGTAAGAGCGATAGCGCGCTGGTCCAGTTCGCGCGCCTTTGCCGTGATCTGCGTCAGCCGGATCTCTCGCTTGCAGCGCAGGCATAGCCCGCACCACTTGCACGACGGCGGCAGAATCTTGGGCTTCTTGGGCGCTATACGCTGGGTCACGCCAGACGCAGCGACCGCTTCGGGTGAGTCGATCTTGCGCGGTGCCTTGGGTTTGCGCGGCTTCTGCTTGCGGTTGGACAGCCGCTCGAGGTTCCGTAGATTCTCGGTCTCGGCGTCGCGCGACGACAGCCCCAGCTTGCGCGCATATTCCGATTCAATCTTGAGCGTCTGATCCTTCACCCATCGAGCGTGCTCGGGGTGAGACGGCGACGCCGCCGCAGTAGACGGCGTGACCGCCTTTACACTCACTCGCCGGACTCCGCTGCGCTCGACTTGCGCGGCTTGGCGGGAGATGCGTCGAGCCTGTCGACGACCTTCTCCAGCAACTTGCGCGTGTCCTGCGCCTGCTGCTCTGCGGCAGCCAGCTTTGCCTGCTCGATCTCGAGCATCGACTTCTGGCGCGACATGCGGGCGATGCGCTTCTCGCGGGCGATGCGGCGACGGTCCTCGATCATCCACTGGAGATGCGGGCAGCCGTCGAAGTACTCCAGTCCCTTATCCGTCTTACGGAACGTGATTGGGTGCTCTTTGCACGCTGGACCACAAGCATCACGGGCGCGCTCGCACTCGTCGGCGATGGTCGAATGAGTATCAGCAACGCCGGACTTGAGCGGGCACTTGGCGTGCTCGAGGAAGCCAACAACGTCGCCCTCCTGCGTCTTGTGGCTGCGCAGCTTCGCGCGTGCGGTCGCCAGCGCCTCGGGCGTTCCTGGCGTTCCGGGCGGCGCCAGTACGCACTGAACGACCGTGCCCTGCAGGTTAACGAACCGCTCAACCGAGCCAGCGGGCCACAGTTGGCGGCGGCGCTGCCCCTTGTAGTGGATGATCATCGGCTTCGTGTGATCACGCTTGCCGGCGTTGTAGACGTAGGACCTATCAAGTCTGCCCATTAAATTCCTCGTGCGGGACTCGGGCGTTGCACCCGGTGTCGGCGGCGTGGTTACCGCTCCGCTCCAGTCAGCGCGGCTTACGCCTTGTCGCTGATCAGTTCCTGGCCGTGCGTGTTGTTGATGATTCCGCAGCCCCAGCGCATGGTTGCGACGAACTCCGTTGCACGGAGCGACTCGTCACGCTGCGTGGCGACGCGGAACTCGCGCAGGTAGCCCTGGCCGATTGCAGCCATGTTGGCCTGCGCCGGAATGTCGCCACGGGTGAAGATGGCACCGACGACGTTCGCGCCCGTGTTCGCCGTGGAGACGAGTCCCGTGCGGTAGAAGTCAACGCCCTTGTAGCGAAGGCTCCAGCCGTCGACGCTGCGACCCTGGTCGGCGGCAGCGTTGTAGGCCATCTGGCGATCCGCCGCGCCGCCATAGGTGGCAAGCGAGGTCGACGTCGCCTGGATCGCGTTCATGAAGTCGCGGACCTGGTCGTGGTGCAGGATGCCGACGAGCTCACCCGTGACACCGCGCTCGGCGAGGTCATAGATCGCGTCATCGACGAACGCGACCGTGAGCGGATCCGCCGTGACGTCACCGGACTGCCCGGTGAACGACGCGAACAGTGCGCACGCCGTCTGGTTCGCAGCCGCCATCAGGATGCTCGCGGCATCAGGGATGATGAACTGCAGAACAGCCTGCGCCGACTGCGCCGACTCGACCACGTGGTCAGTGACCGTGCGCATGATGCCGTATTCAGAGATCGAGAACGTCTCGTCGAGCGTCTCGAGATCGCTGTTGCTGAGGTCAGTTGCCTCGGTTGCGTCGTACTCGGTGTCGACCGCAGTGGCGACGTTAGGAACGCCCTGGTCGGACACCCAGCGCGGGGCGGAAACGGTCGTCGAGCCGTTGGCCGGATCCATGCGCAGAAGGAACTGCGACGGGTTCTTGTACTGCTCGGCGTAGGAGAGAATGAACGGGTTGATCCACTCGGCGTGGACGAGTTCGGTAAGCGTGGTGAGAGTGGTCTCGTTAGCCATGTTTGGTTACCTCTGGCGACCACCAGGCGGCTTGATGCGGATTCCCCGGAGCGCCGAAAGAACTCGCTCTTGGAACATCTGCAATCCCTTGTCGTGACCGTGCTTAAGGATCAGTGCGTCGACGTCGTGCGCGGTCATCTCCAGAGGGCGGCTGTTTAGGACGCCCTCGGAGTCACGCATGTCGGTCGGTGCCGCCGTGCCACGGTCGGAGATGTTGGGTTTGGCCGCCTGGGATGGGGCCTGTGTCTGAGTTGCTGGAGTTGGGGTGGGTGCTTTCACGAGCCCCATGTCGGCCAAGAAGGCGTCGGCCTCGGCATGGAGCGCATCGCGCGCGACGCCTGCCATCGCGGACTCGAAGCGCTTCTTCTGCGTCTCGTTGAGTCCGTGTTTGGCCGCGCGCGTCGCGATGACGTCCTTGCGCTCGAGCAGTGCCTCGACGTCCGCCATCGATAGCCCCGTGGACGCAGTCGGCGTCGGCGCACCTGGCGCCTGTTGCGGGGTCGGAGCGGACATCGGATGCTCGACAGGCTTGTCCTGCTTGAACACGCCGGCCTTCCGCAACGCTGCGTTCGTTGCGTTCTGGTGCGCGGCCAGCTTCTCGTCGAATGCACCCATGAGGCGCGCGACGAGAGCATCTGGATCGAACACCGGAGCCGTTGGTGCTGCAGTCGGCTCGGCTGGCACAGCGGGCGCTACCGGAGCACCATTGCCCGGCGACGCGTCCGCTTCGTTCATGTAGATTCGTTTGGCTTGATTGATGAGCATTCTTGTTCTCGCCCGAGGCGGTCGAGTCCATGCGAGGACTACCCGTGCCGCCACGGTGAACGAATGCTCTAATCGAGAGAGATAGTTACGCGCTTGGCCGAGTGGCAGTCGCACTCGTCTCGGCGTGCGCCATCTGTAGTGCGTAGTTCACGACCACGCGATGCCCTGCAGTCTTCACGTCGCGGCAGAACCCGACATCACTGCCGACAGCCTTCTCCGTCCCGTCTGCGTTGAGTTCGACTCGAAACCACGGGCGCGGCATGTCGCGGAGTTTGACCAGGTCGATCAGCATGTAGCCGGTGCCGACCGTGCCCTCGTAGACCTCGCCGGGCTTGGCGGGTTCGCAGTTCATCGACTCGCCGTTGCGGATCGGAACCGCAGCGCCGACAACCGCAGCGCCCGTGTCCTGCATCGCCTGCCACATCGATTGCAGTCCGCCGCCGACGGGAAACGTGTCGCTATCCGTCATCAGCAGCAGCCGCGCCCCAGCGTCGACGGACTGCTTGACGATCAGATTCCGCGCCACCTCGATGCTGTTGCAGTCGGTCCAGAGCAGCATCGGACGCCAGCCGTAGGTCAGCGCGGTGGCGTTGTCCTGCGCGAGAGCCAGCGCGGTGCCGATGTGGACGGATTGCTTGTATGCGGGGATCGCGATGCTGATGATCACCAGCCGTTGCTAGCTAGTCGGTGGCGGGCGTGGAGTCTGTTACGTGCAGCACCCACGGATTCCATGTGTCGTGAATCTCCACCATGCGCCGCGCGTACTCCTCGGGACCGGACGCCGAGCGCGGGTCGGCGGCAAGCGGCAGAGCGCGCAGATATCCTCGATGTCGCGCAATGCACAGCATCGGGACCTGTTGCCGCTGGCACGCGATACCCAGGTACAGATCGCACGAGTTCGCCTGGGCAAAGTCCTCGCGGGTCAGTCGCAACGTGCTGGCGTGCATCGCCGACGTCCCTGTGCCGATAATGTGGACGAACCGATCGACATCGCACGCGCGGTCGAATGGCCATGCGGCGCGGTCGCGAAAGTAGTTGCGGACCTTCTTGCGATAGATGGCGCCGTGGTAGCCGACGATGGCGCGGCGCCCGTACTGCTCGATCTTGGCCACGCTGCGAGCAATGTAGTCAGGCGGATACTCGATGTCGTCGTCGACTGCGAAGTGGTAGCCGTCATCGACAAGCCCGTGCCAATACCAGTGGTATTTCGCGGACGCCCCCAGCGCGGCTGATTCCGGCGCATCGACGTCGCGCACGATGCGGATGCGCGGATCGTTGAGGCATGAGGGCGATCTCGAGTAGCCCTGCAAGA